CAAGGGCCGACGGCGAGCGCTATGCGCTCGGCGAGGGCGTCGCTGGCGCCGGACCAGCCGAGGCCGATCAGATCGTCAGCGTGGACAATCGGGAATTCAAGCTCCCGCCCGAGCTGTCCCGCCAGAGTGGTCTTGCCCGCGCGCGGCGAGCCGACGATGGCGATGCGCACCATGGGGTCGCTGGTATCCAGGCACCCTCCATGCTGTCAACGGGCTGCCCGTGGTAGTGTGGCTGGTATGGAATGGGTGCTCAGTGACGGAACGAAGGTGGTCAGCGACGGGCATGAACTCACGGTGACCGGGACCTCTGACTTCGCCGAGTACCTCGCCTACCGCGCAACGACCGACGTGGAGGTCCCGGAGTATCCGCCGCCCGGCGGCAGCGTGGCGCTGACGCCCAGCCGCGCGCGCAACGTGGATGCCTGGATCCGGTTTGAGATCAGGATCGAGGCCGCCGACGTCCTGGTCGTCTCGGCACCCGAGATCGAGCCGCTGCCGACGCCGGAGCCCGACTACTCCAGTCCGCCTGCTGTTTACTGATTCGCGAGCTGCCCGAGCGTGAAGTGCGCGGTGTCGCGGTCGCCTTTGTAGAAGTCGCCCCAGCCGCGGCCGGATACGAGATTCTCGACTCCCATGCTCGTGATCTCGGTCGCGTAGCGTCGGCCGCTCTGCGGGTGCCGGTACTCCTTGCCCATATAGGCTTCATAGAAGCCGTCCTTGCGGGTCACCTCGTGCGCATCGTAACCACCGCCGAGCGGCTTCAGCTTTTCGCCCTTCGTGCGCGCCTCCAGGAATGCGCTCGCGCGTCGTGCCAGTTCTGGATTCTCGGCCTCGAGGGCGTGTCCCCACTCATGCATCGTCGTTCGCTCAAGCTGAACGGCTGTGTTGTACTCGCCTGCGCCTATATTGATCGTGTCATCACCAAACGTCTTCTTGTCTCGGCAGTTTCCTCGTTTACGGCTGTCGGCGACGAAGTCGTATTCCGTCGGGTGCTTGAGATCTTTGTGTGACAGCGCTTGGTAGCGTTTGTTGGCGCCGCTGATGGCTGCGTTCACCTCTTCCTCGGTCGAGGCGGACGCGCTGGTCACGGTCGGTTTCTTGAGTTTGATCTCGTCGGTGCGCTCGGACTTGCTCGACTCCAGTGCGCGCCGGTGCGCCACCACCGCGGCGGCGCCTTCGAGTTGTTTAGCTACCGCCGGGCCCACTGCGGCTGTGCGCAGCATTCCCTTCGGCGCCTTGCGCAGTGCCGTGGCCAGTTCGCCCACGGTCTTGATGCTCGGGTCTGCTTCCGTTACGCGTCGGATCGCTTCCCGATGGTCCAGTACCGCCTTCAGACCCGTTGCGCCGTGTTTTGTTAGGTGCTCGATGCCATCGTCCAGCTCGTCTAGCGTGAGGGCCTGGCCGCGCTCGTGCATCGCCCTGCCCCAGGCAACCGTGCGCGCTGCGGCGCCGTACTTCGCCTCCAGCTTCTTGGCGTGGTGCTCGACCGTGTGTTCCGGCGGGAGCGTCGTGGTCGGCTTCGGCTCGAGACTGGCCTTCGCCTTGGCTTCCGCCTTGGCCTTCGTCTCAGCTTCGGCTTTTGCCTTGGCCGCGGCTTCCTTCTTCGCCTTGTTAGCCGCGCGCGTCGCCTGGGCCTTCTCGGTCGCCTTTGCGCGGAGCGCCATCTTCGCTCTTACCGCTTCGTACTCCTTGGCCTTCGCGTCGGCTTCGGCCTTGGCTTTTGCGAGCTTTTCCTTCTCGACACGCAGCTTCTCGGCGGTGTCCTTCTCGAGCTTCTTGGCTGCGCGGATTTGAGCTCGCGCTGCCTTCGCCTCCTTCATGCGTGCCTTGATGTCGCGCTCGTAGGCGATCATGCCGCCTTTGCCGGGTCCGTATTTCTCAACGATGCGGCGCTGGTACTCCACCAGCAGCGAGCCGGACTTCACGCCCGCGCGGATGGCCTCGCGCTCGGCATCAGTCAGCTTCGCGCGTGCTTCTTTCTTCTGTGTGGCGGTGCCGCCGCCGCCCTTTCCCACCCAGCGCCCGCCGATGGAGGAGCCCTTCGGCGCGCGCGTCTGCGTGTCCCAACCGTCGTCGCGCTCGTCCCAGTCGTCCTTGCGCGGCTGCTTTTTCATCCAAGCGCGCACCGGTGCGATTAGTTTCTTCGCCGCGTCGACGGCTTCCGGCTCCTCGTGAGGGCTGCCGCCGCCCGTCTTGGCGAGCCGCGCCGCGAGCGCTGAACCCTTCACTGGATCGGTCGTCGCAAGGCGCGCAAATAACTCGTGCGCATCGTCGGCCGCGTCGGCGTGCCCCTTGTACTTGCGCGACGTCTCGCTGGCGATCTCGTGCGCGGTCGCGTCGTCGACCTCAAATGCCTGCGCGATCGCGTCCTTCACCTTCTGCACGTTGTTGGGATAAACGAGCTGGTGCCCTGTGATGCGACTCGCGACGAGGTCGGTCGTCACCTCTTCAAGAAGCGGATGGTGGGCGCGTCGCTCGGATTGCGGGTAAGGCCCATATGCGTGCAGTTCCTCGTGCACGAAGATGTGCGCAGCCCGGTCATAGGCTTCCTGCAACTTCCCGGCCTTCGCCGGACGCGGCGCTGCGAGCAGCGCTGCGTGCGCCTCACTCACGTGGACCTTGCCGGTGCGTGCATCGTGGGCCGCACCGCCTCCGTAATCGACGCCGATCATCACCGTGACATCAGTGTTGTCGTGGCGCCGCGTGCGGGCGCCGATCTCCTGCTCGATCCGGCGCCCCACCTCCGCGCGCCCTGCCGACGTGGCGCCGCTGGCTGGCGCGAACTGGCCGCCTTGGGGCGAGCCCGCAGGATGCCGGTGCTGCTCAGCGTCTGTTCGGGCTTTTGGGCCGTTGCCCTTGCTGCCGCCCTCGCCGCCGTTAGCTACTGGGTCGTTCGGATCGGGCTCCGGCGTCGGCGCATTGATCTCGCCGGGCCGCAGGCCCTCCTCGAGGTCGGCCTCCATGAGCTCCTCGCGGTGCTCCACGTTGATTGTCGGGAAGTCCTGCGCGAGCCCGATGCCGGCCTCGGCGTCCGTCATGATGCCGGCTCCGACCAGCGCCACGTGCGTGTCCGCCTTCACCTTCAGCGTGTCGGCGAGCTCCTTGTCCGTAGGTTGCCAGAGCGGATTGAACTCCACGCACCAGCGCTCCGGCACGCGGCCGTTCGTCGGCGAGTCCTTCGCAGCAAACATCAGGCGCAGCAGCCGCTCGAGCCGGGGCTTGAGCACATCCGTCTGCGCGTCGGAGACCGTGTCGTACCAGCCTCTGATGTCGCTTTCACCCGTCGCATTCATGCCGGCGGCGCTACGCCCGAACAGCAGCGTCACGGGCTGCTCGGCCGCTGCTGCGACGCGCATCATCAGCTTGTCCATCACCTCGGGCAGGCCGGCGAAGCTGGTAGAGACGCGCTCGAACGACTCCTTCTCCGCGTCGACCAGAATCGCGCGCGCAACCGACCGCGCCATGTCCATCATCTGGATGCGTGTGCGCAGCGCCTCTGACCCGCCGGCCGCGATCAGGTCGACCAGGTTGGCGATCTTCAGCACGCCCTGGGAGGCGTCCGTCATCAGGTGCGCGACCGACTGCCAGGCCGTCGCCGACTGCTGCAGCGCTGCGTACACGTTCTGCAGCACCGAGTCCTGCCAGCCGGTCGGCGACTGGAAGGTCTGCTGCGCGGTCATCGCGCCGTCGAACAAGATCATGCGCGACGCATGGATGTCGATGCTCGCGCGGGCCACGACCGGACCGAGCCCGGTGGAGGCGACGTGCACGCTGTAGAGCTCGGGCTCGCCGAACTGCGGCGACGTCACGTCCTCGTACCGCGTCTTGATGGTAATCAGCGGGCGCTTGACCACGTTGAGGAACGCGATCGTGCGGATGCCGGCTTCGTTGAGCGGCTGCTCGGGCGACTGGCCGTCGTCTGCGCCTACGAAGACGCCGCAGCCTCCGCCGTACAACCGGGCCCATATCCACGAGTCGCGCAGCTTCGGAATCGCACCCAGCAGCATCAGCTGGTCGTCCATCAGCCGCCCGATGTCGTCGGCGTCTTCCGATTCGTCGTCGCCCTCGAGCTCGATGCGGAAGCCGCGCCGCATGGCTTCGCGCGGCAGCTTGGCGCAGATGCGCCGCGCAATGTCGTCGTCGTTGAAGAGCGACTCCAGCGCACCGTCGCCGAGCTTGGCGCCCGAGACCGGCTGCGTGTACACGAGCTTGTCGCGCAACGTGCCGAGCCCGGTCATCGCGTTGATCCAGGAGTCGACTCGGGTTACCAGCGACGTGACGACGCTCATTTCATCGGGTCGTTAGCTCGGGCGATACGTGGCGATTCGCCTGCTGGTATCCGAGGACGTCGGGCTTGGGAAGGCCCTCCTGACCGTCAGCGCGCCCTACTCGGCCGCCATGAGCTCAGTCGAGATGTTCGCCATGGCCTGCTGGTACGCCCGGACGCCGGCCTTGTGCAGCCCCATGAACGCCCGCGAGCAGGCGTCCACGATGTCCTTGTGGCGTCCGTCCGGGAAGCCCTGGAGCTCGGAGAAGAACTCCTCGTTCCACGCACCGGCGAGCACGTCCACGTTGCCGGCCTCCACCTGCGTGCTGAACGGGCCCGCGTAAACCAGCTTGTCTTCGCGCGCGACCTCCGACTCGACGTGGAAGCCCATCAGGTACGACTTGGTGAGCTGGACGTCGACCTTGCCCGCCTGCGCCGGGTCCTGCCAAATCAGAATCTTGGTGCCCTTGCCGTCCTGCGTCGCCGTGTTGCGCATGCGGGTCAGCACCTGCTGCGGCGAGCCGCGTAGCGACTCGAGGTGCATCACGATGAACCGCCCGGATCGCGTCACCGCCATGCGGATGCCGCGCGTCCACGCCGGGTCCGGGTTCTCGGCGGTCGGCTGCGTTGCCGCCTTGTCCCAGCCGCGCACGATCTGAACGATGTCGCTCGGCAGGACGTCGACGACGCGGAACCACCCGCGCTGGAAGTAGAGCCCGGCCGCTGGCTTGATGCGCCAGTTGCCGCCCTGGCCGCTGCCGAGGAGGCGCTCGCGCTCGACCAGCGGTAGTGACATGAGGCGGGCGCGGTATCCGGGGTCGATCTGTAAGAGGATCTTATTGTCAGCTAACCTGCCCAAGATGAAGGTGAACGACGTCGGCGGGACGCCTTGCTCGGGAAAGAGCGCCAGGAGCTCAGCGGCCGAGTCGCCCCAGTGCAGCACCTCGCCGACGCGGTAAAAGTAGCGGATCACACCCGAGCGCTCGGGCAGTGCAAACTCGCCGCGCTCGTCCAG